GGCCACAACTTCCACGGCCTTGCGGTTCTGTCCGGTTTTCTCGTCCTTCCATTTACGGGTGGAGATCCGGCCCTCAACTACGATCTGGCGGCCTTTGGAGAGGTAGCGGCCGCAAAACTCGGCGCGTTCTCTCCAGCACACGATCGGGATATAGTCCGGAGCGGCGTCTTTGTTCTTACTCGGTACCTGCACGGCGAGGTCGAAGCTCGCCACTGGTGTGCCGCTCTGTGTGTATCTGATTTCAGGCTCCTGAGCCAGACGGCCCAGAAGCTCCACATGATTAAGCATTGTCTTGTCCTCCTTGCTGCTTTGCGTTGTCCATAGCGGCGCAGGCTTCGTCGTACTGGGCCCGCGTCAGGTTGTGCGGATCCTGCTGTCCGTATTTTTTCAGGATCCATTCGTTGATCGACTGCTGAGAGTACCCGGCGTCCTCGCCTTTACGGTAGAGGCGGGAGAGCTGAGCGTCTGAGAGTGGTCGTGCGGCGCCTGAGCGCCCCGTCTGGCCATTTTGTGCCTGCGGCTGGGTGTTTCCCTGCCGGTTCCCGTTCTGAGCTCCTGTGTGCTGTTTCTGGCTCTGCTGAGGGGGTTCGCTGCTGTGGTCGCTCATGTCTGGATCGTCGTCGCCCTGATCAATGCCGAACTTCTCAAACAGGTAGTATTTGAGGCAGTACGTCCACGCGGAGCCTTTGGCCTTGTCCGGGCCTCCGTCGTTCGTTCCGATTGCGTGTAGAGTAACTTCCAGAGTCTCGTCCGGGTTGTCTGCGTTCGTCCAGCGGATCGTGAGGTCGGCCTCGTACACCCAGACAATGCGGTCGCCGTTTCTGGTGTGCTGCGTGAAGTTGGAGTAGTAGATCGGATCCCCGTTTTCACTGTGCCGGGTGGCCTGCTCGCCTACAATGTCAAAATTGACGCCGAACTCATTCATGGCTGGAGTGAGAAGCTGGTACACGTCGAAGATCTTCGCGAACTTGTACTTTACGCCGTCGCTGTGGGCCTTCTGGGTGATAGAGGGAACGGCTTCGCGCAACTTGATGAACTTCTGCTGCAGCGTCAGCGGTACCGGTGGGGTGGTGGCCGCCTTTGCGGCCGCCGTTTCCTTGGTTGTTGCCATGTGCTACCTCCTTACACGTCCACCGTGAAGGTGTCCGGTTTCTCAATGATCTGCACGCCCTCCACCAGCTCGCCGGTGGTTTTGTCTACGATCTGGCCGCCTACAATTTCGAGGCGTTTCTTGAACTCGCCCCACTTCGGCTTTTCAGTGTTCTGGATCATATCCTCATTGCCGGAGGCTTTCAGATAGGCCAGCAGTGTGTCGTCGTCCTGTTTCATGGTGCTGCCGCCGAGTTTCTTCACCAGAGTGCCGGAGAGAAGGCGGTAGCTGTGTTTTGTCTTGGTTGTCTTGTGTGGGACTGTCTCGAAGTATTCCGCGAGCTTTCCGGTGAGAAAACGGGTGCCGTTTTCATATCTGCGCTGAGCAGCGTCGATTCTCTGCTGGATCTTCTCGATCTGGCTTTCGCCCAGTGCGGTGATTCGGTCGAGCTCGGTCTTTTCTTCTGCGATTTTTCGGCAGGCCCAGTCGGCGCAGCCGTCGTCAGTGATACGCCATGCCGGGCGCGGAGCGCTTTCGGTTTCCTCTGTGTCGAACATGTTCATGTCCATGCTTTCCAGTTCGTCCAGTGTTACAGCCGGAGTTCCCGGCTCTGTGGTGGGTGCTGCGATTGTTTCTTTGATTTCTGCGGCCTGCTCAGCCTCAGCTATTGCTTTCTTTGTCGTTGCCATGGTTCTGTTCTCCTTCCTTTGCTTCCAGAGCCTTGCGGGCTTTCTGGAGTTCTGCCTGCGTGTCTCTCAGTTCCTTGTCCTTGCTGGTGAAAAACTGGTACCACTCGCCTGAGCTTTTCTTGTACTGCTCGGCTTCGGCCTCAGCAGCGGCGGCGCGTTCCGCCATGCTGGCAAGTGCAGCCGTGAGCTCTGCGATCACGCTTGGCTTGTTTTCGTTATTCATTCGGTTGCCTCCTTAAAAAATCGGTGTCCGTTAATGGTCATTACATAGATCTGGGACTCGTGCCACTCGCTGTCCGTGAGAGCGGGAGCGTAAAAGTATTTGATCGGCTCGGTCGTTGCCACGATCCCGAAGTCGAACACGTCCTGCACGGCTTCGAGGGCTTCCTGAGTCGGTTCCGGGCGGCGCTTGCTATATGCGTACACGCGCAGCACTTCGTCCGGTCGGATCCCTTCGTCCTCGCAGGTCTGGAGAATACACTGAGCTACTGCGATCTTTCCGGCGAAGGGTTCGCCTCCAGCTTCGGCCGTGAGCACCTGAGCGATCTCCAGTCGCTCGGCGTCAGTGAGAGCGTAGCGCTTCTGGATCCCTGCCTCTGCGGCCCATGCGTCTGTGACGTCCTCCCAGCTTACGGCTTGCCCGTCCTTGTAGTAAAAAACGTAGGGCTGAGATTCCTCGGCCACCGGGCTGCTGGTTGTGATCGGGGCTGTTTTTGTCTGGGTGTGTTCTGAGAACATACCCACGACGCCGCGCACTGCGAACACGATCACCACTGTGGTGACTGCCAGCCCGCCGATCCCTTTCCAGTTCAGGCGCTTGCAAAAACGGCGCAGCCGGTATAAAATAGGCTTAGGCTTTCGCGTGGTTTTTCGATTGCCTGTGCGGCTTCCCGGTTCCGACGGGTGGCCGCTTCTTTTTTCTTTGTACCCGGTGTATTCCACCGGGCTGTATACTTTCAGCGAGCTGCTTCGCATTTCTGTTACCTCCTTCTTTGTCTGAGTTTGGCCGGGAGCGTATAGCTCGGAGCCTGCATGTATTTGTTGAAATTCTGTGGCCAGTAGGCCACCTTTTCGATCCGTTTCCCACTTACTCCATACTTCGGGTTATATCCGAACACGTTCACATAGCTGAGAAGATCGGAGCGTTCCGCGTCCATGGCCTTGCACACCTCAAACAGTGCCGCCACGTCGTCGATTGCTCTGTGGGAGTTCTGAACCTTGTCCTCCAGCTTATAGGTGAGGATCGCGTTCGCCAGCTTGTGAGGATATGCCCGGCGGTCTTTGTAAACGGTTAGGCTGTCCAGATAGTCGGCAGCTTTCAGGACTTCCGGGCCACCGTTTCCGTGTCTCCGGAGCATTTCAGCAGTAAACAGGAGATCAAACTGTGCATTGTGGGCTACCAGAAGGACGCGGCCGCCGCCGATCAGCTCAGTGAAGCGAGCGGCAGCCTCAGTCTCGGTGATTCCTTCGTTTTCGAGCTGCTCGTCTGTGATCCCTGTTAGCTCGACGATCTTCTGAGGGATCCGCTCACCTTCCGGCAGTTTCACGAACACGTCGGCGCTGTCGGCCATGCGGAGGGTGCCCCGTTCGGTTTTCTCGACTCTGATTGCTGCCAGTTCAATGATCTGGCAGCTTTCAGCTTCGAGCCCGGTTGTCTCAGTGTCAAAAAATACGACTGCTTTGTATTTCGTGAATATGTCCCGGAGCTCATTCATGGTCGTTCACCTCCGTTTTGATTGTGATCGAGGTTGTGGCTGCGAGCTTTAACTGCTTAGCGGTCAGCTCGTACATGTCCACGGCTGCGTTCACCTGAGCCAGTGTGGCGCTGAGTTTTGCAGCCTTGGCAAGTTCTTCGTCTGTTGCCTTCTCGGCCAGTTCAGCGAAGCCTTCCGGATCCTCGCCGTGTGCGGCTTCGTAGAGCTTCTGAAACTGCCGGGCGAGTGTCTGCTTGATCCGTCCGATAAAGTCCGGAGCTAAAATGCTACGCTTTTTCGGTTCTGGCTGCTTCTTGTCAGAGTCCAGATCGTCCAGAGTGTCAGAGTCGCAGATAAACCGAACACAAGCGGCACGGAAGCCGATGTTCGTGTCCGCACCGCTGCGGGAGTGGCCGTAGAGGTAGAACACACCAGCGCCCGCACCGCTGGCCCAGTTGCCCCCGCGATAAATAACCCGCTCGCCGTTAGAGTCGAGCCAGAAGTATTCGTCGCTTTCGTAGCCGTCGGCAGGATAGAGGCCGAGATCTTTCAGCTTGTCCGGCACGTCCATGTCGCTGCGAGCTTCCAGATCCGTGAACTTTACGCCGTCGTAGTCTGTGCCGTCCGGGTGTACCGGTTGGAGGGTGATCTCACCGCCGTGCACGTTGTAGTAAACCGGATCGCCGTCCTCGGTGTAGATTGCCTCCCACTCCGGCGAGTCTTTGGACTGATCCGCGCCATAGGCTGCGCCGTTGTTCGGGATCACCTGCGGCATACCGTCCATAAATCGAACGCCGCCGACGTGTTCCCAGATGTTACCGCACATGTCAGCTACACCGTAGGCCGTGCCGTCATGGTTCCACTGAACCGGGCCGGATCCGGTCAAGGTCTTGCCGCAGCCTCCTTCGTATGTAGTGCCGGTCTGCTCCGGGTGGCTGTGACTCTTGCCGCTTGCGGTGTTTCCGGTCGGCATGGTGTCGTTGTCCCAGCTCCAGAAGCCGAGAGCCACCCACTCGTCGTTAGTGATCAGGTGCCAGCCTTCACCCTTGCTCTCGCAGAGGCGGATTGCTTCGTCGTGGCTGATATTCACAGCCGGTTTCATAAATGGGAGAGAGTACGGAACGCCGTCGATCAATGTGTTCTGGTACTTGCTGATCGCGTATTCCTTAACCTTGCGGCCTCTCAGGGTGTCAGGGAGTCCCAGCTCGGACGGGGTAAAAACCACCATAATGTCCGGGCGCCCGTTTTTGTCGTAAATTACTTCGTTTCTCATGGTTTTGCTCCTTTTCTGTATTTGCTGCGGCAGATCGGGCACTTGTAGCCGTACCACGGGATCACCGCCTGCTTGCTTACATTCCAGTCCAGCCCGCACTCTTGGCATACTTCATAGCGGCAGCCGTCGCGCCGGGCATGAGTACGGGCCCGCTTAGGTTTCGCGAGTCGTTCATGGGATCACCTCCTATCCAGCGGCCAGCCTGCTGCATAGCTGCCTCATAAGCAGCCGCTTGTATTTCTTCCGGGTTCTCCATTTCCGTGCGTGTTTGTATAGGTGCCACCATTTCGGGTGGGTGTTGGCTCTATATAGTAGGGAGTCCACAAAAGCGTCCACGGCTTTTCGTGCGTATTGCCGGAACTTCTGGAACCGTTCCGCGAGCACGTCCATGAGTTGTCGGACTGCGCGAGCTGCTGCCTTCATTGCGTCGGCGAGAGCGTCGAGCAGGGCGGTGGCGGCAGGTGGGCCGATCTGGATCGTGAGCTCTGTGTGCTGAGGTTCTGGTGGCGACTCGTCCGGGAGTGGATCGCTTCGCGCCTGATCCGCAGCTATGAGCTGCTGGCGTTTCTCGTAGTCCTCGACGCTCATGTAGCCGTCGAATATATATGGATCCGGTCCCTCGGTGGTTTCCTTGCCGTACCATGGCATATCTGCCGGGAGATTTTCCGGGCGTGGTATCGGCTCAGGAGGGAAGGCCGTCGAGTTTTTCAGGAGATTGCAGCCGCCTTCGTAGTGCCAGAGAATACCGGCCTCCAGTTCTGCGATCGTCATGTTCTCGCCGAAGTGCCCGCAGTAGTAGCCGTTCACCATGACAGCGTTCGGATCCTGTTCCAAAATTTCGGCGGCAGTGCTCAGATCCTCCAGCTCGAAGGTGTCGGAGTCTTGGTTGAGCCAGACGCTTTCAGCGTGCCAGCTTCGGCCAGTTTTCCATATAATCACCCACGCTATACCGTCGCGGATTTCTTCGGCGTACTGCCGAGCTATTTCGTGTAATGCTGCCATGTTGTCGCTCCTTTCTTTTTTATATAGTGGGGGATTTTCGCCCGCGGCACTTAAAGCTCTCAATGAGTCGGCGCTGGGCGAGTTCGGCGCTATACTCTCGGCGCATGTTCTTGTCGAGCTGGCCGGTGTCGCCTCTTTTCAGTTCTTTATAGATAGTCGCCACATGGACGCCGAGGTCGATCGCAATGTCGGCCGGACGTCCTCCGGCTGCGTATTCCGTCTCGATTTTCTCGCGGTCGCCGAATGTCAAATATCGGTAGTTTCGCACGTTCTCACCTCTCTTTCTGTGCTTTTCAGGTAAAAAAATAATGCGTCGGGAGGCTTTCGCTTCCTTTCGCATTTAATATTATCTTTTCCGAAGCCGAAAATAAGGGTGAAAAACACTTGACAACAGCCGGTTACGCAAGTATAATATCTAGGTCTGTAAAAGTAGATAAATGGAAGCCAAAGCCCCGGCAACCATTTAGTATAGATAATGATAGTCATCTGAGATGGAACAGAGGACTATAAGATGTCAAAAAGGAAGTGGCGTCCGGACATACGCGATTTCAAGAGGCATCGGCATTAAAAGTAATCGAATCATTTAAGGAGGAAAACCGATGAAAACATTTATGGCTAGTCCTGCTACAATCGACAGAAAATGGTACGTAGTAGACGCTGAAGGTAAGACATTAGGACGTTTAGCATCAGAAGTTGCTAAAGTATTAAGAGGAAAGAATAAAGCAATCTTTACACCACACATTGACACAGGTGATTATGTAATCGTTGTCAATGCTGACAAGGTTAAGGTTACTGGTAAGAAATTAGAACAGAAGATTTACTATCATCACTCAGATTATATCGGTGGTATGAAAGAGACAACATTAAGAGAGATGATGAACAAGCACCCAGAGCGTGTTATCGAGTACGCTGTAAAGGGAATGCTTCCAAAGGGACCTCTTGGACGTCAGATGTATACAAAGTTATTCGTATACGCTGGACCAGATCACAAACATGCAGCTCAGAAGCCTGAGACATTAGAGTTTTAATAGGAGGTAAAGTAAATTGGCTACTACAAAGTATTACGGAACAGGAAGAAGAAAATCATCTGTTGCTAGAGTATATTTAGTACCTGGAACAGGAAAGATTACAATCAATAAAAGAGATATCGATGAGTACCTTGGTCTTGAGACATTAAAGGTAGTTGTTCGCCAGCCATTAGTTGCAACTGAGACAGTTGACAAGTTCGACGTTTTAGTTAACGTTCGTGGTGGTGGATACACAGGACAGGCCGGAGCAATCCGTCACGGAATCGCTCGTGCACTCCTTCAGGTAGATTCAGAGTACAGACCAGTTCTTAAGTCAGCTGGATTCTTAACACGTGATCCACGTATGAAAGAGCGTAAGAAGTACGGTCTCAAAGCAGCTCGTAGAGCTCCTCAGTTCAGCAAGAGATAATTCAACCGAATATCAGAAAAGAGCAAATTTCCCCGAAAACATCGAGTTTTCGGGGATTTCTTTATATTTTAATAATTCCATCAGACACCACAAAAACACACGAAATTTCAACGGTAACTAACAAATAACTAACACGTAACTAACACAGAAAACACTGCCTTGTGTAAGACATTGAAAGTCTTATGTAAGACACATTTTTACAATAAAAAAGGACGATTCAATCGCCCTTTTCGTTGCAGTATTCAATAACACATGACCGGACATCCGGCTCGGAAGAGCAGGTAATAGAATAGCAACCATAAAGTTATTTTTACAAGACTTTATGGTTGCTGTTATTAGTAAATTCCAATTGCTTCTAAAGGAAGTCTATCAAAATAGTATGGACATCCTAAATCGTTCATATAGTCATAGTAGTCCTTATATTTAGGGGAATCAAACCATTCAGAAGACAATAAATATATGTATACAATATCGTATTCAATAGGATCTAAGAGCTTTTGGTATTCATATATTTTGAAAGGAAAGGTGGCTAATTTTTCGTCTACAGAACCACTTTTACTTTGAAATTTTTTTTCAATAATATATACGGTACGATTTGATTCGTTGATAAAGGCTTCATCAGGTTCCCATCTTTTAGAATTAATAAGACGATCATTAATTCCATTTGCACGTAAAAACACAGTTGAAAATTCAGCTTTGTTTATAGAATGACCGATAAGTTGACCATTGAAATATACATCATAATAATCTCTGATTTCAAAGCCTGCGTTTCGCAGGGCTTCATTCAAGGATGTTGTTTGTTCGAAATGCAATCCGTTTCTGTTGGTTCTAGAACCACCACCATATCTGTTTGGGTTTCTTGGCATAGATTATACCTCCTTAAAAAATTCCGTTATTTCAACATCAAGTACGTTTGCAATTTGGTTTAATACAGAAATAGATAAACTCTTAGTACATCCGGCAGCTTCAATCTTAGAAAGATAGCTGATGCTAATCTGTGAGCGTTCTGCAAGCTGCACCTGTGTTAATTTTGCTTTTTCTCTATATAATTTGATATTTGTACCTACGATGTTATATAGGTCCGTATCATTCATATGTTGCATGTGACACCTCTTTCACTATTTGTGAATATTATCTCATGGGATAGAAAATATATAAATTCACTTATAGTGAAAGAAAAGAGTGGTGGACATTTGGTAAGATGTGAGTTAGAATAAGAGAAAAACATAGAAGAGGAGGCATGACTTATAAGTTTACAACCAAATAATTTTCAGCTTGAACCAACGACGGTCTGGTCGTTTCCAGACAGAGGGAGTTGGGCAACTCATTCAGGCAAGTATCGAGGAAATTGGTCGCCATATGTGCCGAGAAATCTGATACTTCGCTATTCAAAACCAGGAGACTGGGTTCTGGATCAATTTATGGGCAGTGGAACAACACTTGTTGAAGCAAAACTGCTAAATCGAAATGCGATTGGTGTAGATATCAATCCGCAGTCAGTTTCAATTTCTGAAACAAATTTACAATTCCAATGTGAAACAAAATCAAAAATCCATACGAGATGTGCAAATGCCACAGATTTAAGTTTTATCAAAGATTCGCATATTGATTTTATTTGTACGCATCCGCCATACGCAAATATTATCAAGTACAGTAAAAATGTCGACGGGGATATATCGTTATTGACAGTCGAAGAATTTTTAAAGGAAATGACTGTTGTAGCACAGGAAGCTTATCGTGTATTAAGAAAGGGTAAGGCGTGTGCTGTAATGATAGGGGATATGCGAAGATATGGAAAGGTAGTGCCATTAGGATTCTGGGTAATGGAATGCTTTTTAAGTGTAGGTTTTGTGTCAAAAGAGATAATAATTAAAGAGCAACATAACTGCCGTTCTACGGATTATTGGGAAAAACAGAACAATAACTTTCTTTTGCTAGCGCATGAATATATCTTTGTTTTTCAAAAGTGATTAATTCATAAAGAGTGAAAGTTCAGGTTGTCAATTTGCCCTTTTCGCTTTATAATAAAAAGAGAATTTTTGTTCGTTTATCGAACATAGAGAAGAGGAATCGGAATGAGTAATTCGAGTATCGCACCGTTTGTGAAATGGGCTGGTGGAAAACGCCAGTTACTACCACAGATAAAGGAGCGTATGCCAGAACAATATAATAACTATTTTGAGCCATTTGTAGGTGGTGGTGCGGTAACATTTGAATTGCTACCTGCAAATGCTCTGATAAATGACATTAACAAAGCATTGATTAACACATATAAGCAGATTCAAAATGTTCCAGATGCATTTCTAAAAGCGGTAAACAAGCTGGATGAGGAAATGTGGGAGGATGGAAGGGAATATTATTATTCTCTCAGGGAGCATTATAATGATAAGCTGATGAAAGCGGAATATGATGTAGAGTTGGCTGCATTGTTTGTATTTATCAATAAACATTGCTTTAATGGTTTGTATCGGGTTAATGGCAAAGGACTTTTCAATGTGCCATATAACAATAGTCGTAGGGCATCTGTGGATGAGAAGACTATTATGGAGACTTCGGAATATCTCCAGAAGATAAACATCATTGATGGCGATTTTGAGGCGGCTTGTAAGAATGCAAAAAAAGGTGATTTTGTATTTATTGACAGTCCGTATGCACCGTTAAATCCGACTTCGTTTGAGTCTTACACAAAAGAGGGATTTGATATTGAAAGCCACAAGAGATTGGCGAGGTTGTTTGATGAATTAACTGCCAGAGGGTGTTACTGTATGCTTACGAATCATAATACAGACTTGATAAATGAGTTGTATGGTAACAAGGGCTACAAGATAGATGTTGTAAGTGTTAAACGTATGATCAATTCGGATGCTTCCAATAGGGTTGGAGAAGAAGTGATTATATGCAATTATTAGGAGAAGAGTTGATGGGATACAATGAAGAAAAACAAAGAGTAGTTGATTATGTAACTTGTGATGGAAATATAATAGAATTGACGCGAAGCAGAGATAATTTAAAAAGTTATTATCAGGTGTTGGAGACCTATAATGATTATATGCAACTGGCAATAAGATATCCAGGATATAAGACAACCAAAACTAAATGCGATTATTGTGTATATCTGGTTGATGAAGAAGGAGAACATCCAATTTCACACGTTGAGATTATGAATGATTTGTACAATAAAACTACTGCATATAATTTTCAGCATATGAAACGGTATATTGAGCAGGTTGCTACAGTTGGAAGAAATGTGAATATAGATGAAACCTTGATACCAGCATTTAAGCAAGGGTTTCCGTTTGAAGTGTTGACGGATTTGATGTTTTACATTGCAATTCAAGAGGATATTAATTATCCAAATGATAGATTTCAAGGAAGAAAAATGTGTTTTTATAGATATCTTGAGGCAATATATTGTAAAGTAAATACGAATCATCAAATTGAGGAAGCAATAGATAAAGCCACAGCACGTGGGTATATTCCGCGGAATTGGAACGATGTAGGAGAGTTGTATAATATTGTTTCAAGAATACACCGTTAATTAAAGTGAGGCGAAATATATGAATGGGTTATTTAGTGTAAAAGTGCCATTATATTTCGAGACAGATGAATCACAATTAGTGTTGGGTGATTCTTTCAAAATTCTAACAAAGATGGAACCGGAATCTGTTGATATGATATTTGCAGATCCACCATATTTTTTAAGTAATGATGGTATTACCTGCCAAGGTGGCAAAATGGTTTCAGTAAATAAAGGCTCATGGGATAAACTTTCGGAGAGTGGAACCAGCGTCGATGAAAAACACAAGTTTAACAGAAAGTGGATTAAGTTATGTAAGAAGGTACTAAAGCCGAACGGCACAATTTGGATATCAGGAACATTACACAATATATATTCGATTGGTATGGCACTGGAGCAGGAAGGCTTCAAGATAATCAACAACATAACATGGCAGAAAACAAATCCACCGCCAAACTTAGCATGTCGATGCTTCACACATTCTACGGAAACCATTTTATGGGCAAAGAAGAATGATAAGAAGTCTCGGCATTTTTTTAATTACGAAAAAATGAAGGAAGAAAATGGTGGCAAACAGATGAAGGATGTGTGGACTGGTGCATTGACAAAGCCTTCAGAAAAGAAAGAAGGAAAGCATCCGACACAGAAACCGGAATATTTGCTTGAGAGAATCGTATTAGCTTCTACTGAAGAAGGACAAGTTATCTTGGATCCTTTCTGTGGTTCGGGAACAACAGGAGTCGAGGCTTTGCGGTTAGGTAGAAAATTTATTGGGATAGATGTGAGTGAAGAATACTTACAGATAAGCAAGAGAAGATTGGAGAAGGTAGCAAATGACAAATAGAGATTTTGATGAATGGCTGAGTAAGTTCAGACCGAGTATATCAAGTTATGATTACTATATTGACTTTGATAAGGTTGTCAGAAATGTAGAAGAAATCAAGGTAGAATTGAATATTTTGAATTCCCTGATTGGTTCAAAGAATATTGAGGAAGATTTTGAAAAAATTGTATCAAAGTATCCGGAAACATTGCAGTGCGTCCCGTTATTGCTGGCAGTAAGAGGATATGAGATTTATGCACAGGATGAAGATGGTGCTTTCCTTTATAATTTTAAGAACATGAATTATGATGTAGAGCAATACAAGGTGTTTATGCGTAAAACAGGATTATTTGATATGATAGCCAACCATTTAGTGAATAATCTTGTTGATTACGCGTTGGGGATTGAAACGGGATTGGATTCCAATGGACGTAAAAATCGTGGCGGTCACCAGATGGAAGATTTGGTTGAGAAGTACATACGGGCAGCAGGATTTAAGAAAGATGTAAATTACTTTAAGGAAATGTATCTTAAGGATATTGAACAAAAGTGGGATATAGATTTATCTGCACTTTCTAATCAGGGCAAAGCTGCTAAAAGATTTGATTTTGTAATCAAGACAGATAATCAGATTTATGGTATTGAAACAAACTTTTATGGTGGCGGTGGTTCTAAACTGAATGAAACTGCTAGAAGCTATAAAATGCTTTCGCAGGAAGCGGACACCATAGATAGATTTACTTTTGTGTGGATTACAGATGGAATTGGATGGAAGAGTGCTAAAGGTAATTTGAGAGAGACATTCGAAGTCATGGGTACAATTTATAGTATTGATGATATGGAGAATGGGGTTATGAGAAATATTTTTGTTTAGAAAGTACTTTATTAGTAGTGAATATATATTTTTGAAGAATTATAGATAGAAATAAAAAATAATGTATTGGAGGTACAATAAAATGATTGATTTTAAGAAAAAATTAAATAGAGAGGTTAGTAAAAAACATGTAAATCCAATTGATTTATATAGCGAATTGGATAGGAGTAGCACGACAGGACCATTGAGACCAACGCAGGAAAAAGTCTTGAGAGAGTGGAATGATATACATAGAGGCAAAAGAGATCTTGTAGTTAAATTGCATACAGGAGAAGGAAAAACATTAATTGGTTTGTTGATGCTACAATCAAAACTAAACGAAGGAGAGGGACCTTGTGTTTATATTTGCCCTAATAAGTTTTTAGCCGATCAGGTATATTATGAAGCAAAAAAGTTTGGGATAAAAGTGAGTTTGATAACAGAAAATAATACATTTCCTAATGATTTTATAGATGGAAATGCAATTTTGCTTACATATGTTCAGAAAATTTTTAATGGAAAAACAATTTTTGGTCTAGACAATCAATACCAGAAGGTTAATACGATAGTTATGGATGATGCACATGCATGTTTAGATGCTATCAAGCAAGCATCGCCTCCACATACCATTGTAGACCACTTTTCCTAGAAGCAAGGCTGGCATAGAATCCCGGTTCTTCTCTCACAAGACGGGTAAGATAAGAAGCATCAAGCGG